CATCTGATGCCGGTTCTGCTATTGGCGCCTGCTTATATCACTATCACATTACATTAGGCAATCCAAAAATAAAAGGTGGTGATAATCAATCCCCATATTTAGGACAAGAATGGAATACATCGGAATTGTATGAAATAATACATGAACATTTTTCCGAAGATACAAAAGTTGAATATTTGTATGATGATGAATTGGTTAAAAAAGTTGCACAATTAATAAAAGATGGCAATATTGTAGGTTGGTTTCAAGGAAGAACTGAATTTGGTGCAAGAGCATTGGGAAATCGTTCTATATTAGGTAATCCACACTTAGAAGATATTAGAGATAGAATTAACAAGGTTGTCAAAAAAAGAGAAATGTTTAGGCCATTTGCTCCATCTGTAACACATGAAGATTATCGAAAATATTTCAAATCAGAAGAAGATGTTCCTTATATGAACCAAGTTGTGGAAGTTATTTCAGAAACTCCAATACCATCCGTAACGCATGTTGATAATTCAGCAAGAATACAAACGGTAAAGAGAGAGCAAAATCCATTATACTATGATTTGTTAAAAGAGTTTGAAAAGATAACAGGAACACCTATTTTGTTAAACACATCATTTAACTTAAAAGACCATACAATGACAAATGACCCACAAAAAGCAATCTGGACATTTGAAAATTGTGATATGAATAATTTAGTATTAGGTAATTATTTAATTAGTAAATAAAATGAAGTTATACGCATACGGAGATAGTTGGACAGAGGGAGAAGGTGCTAATTGGGCACATGAACAAACTATTAAAGATAGACAGCAATTACAATTATTTAGAAATGAAAATAGTTGGGTAAAACATCTTTCTAAAAAAATGGGTTTAGAACCAGTTAATAATGGTTGGAGTGGTAGAGCTAATAATGTGATTTTTAATGATGTTATTAACGATTTACGAAATGATAAAATTAAAAAAGGAGATTTTGTTGTTATAATGTGGAGCTCATCTTTAAGAGATTATGTTCCATTTTTACCAAAAGGTGAATGGATAAGTTGGGGACAAATGGAATTATCAATACTACCTCAGAAATTTACAGAATCTTATCAATTTGGTGATGATAAATTTAATTCATTTTTATCAAACTATAAAAAATTCTTTTTATTAGAATTATTTAATCAAAACTACTATAATATTATTAATCAAAATTATATTGTATTTTTACAAAAAATGTTAAATGAGTATGGTATAAATTATTTAATGTGTGATGCATTTGATTTAATGGTTCAACAATTAGATAAAAAAGATGATGTTACTCATTTGATTAATAAAGATAGATATTGGGGATTTGCAGAGAAATCATTAGAATCCTGGATGATGAAATATTATAAAAAAGAACCTGTTTGGGAAGTTAAAGCACCAAACCCAATGAAAGTTGCACAGCATCCAAATGATAATGGATATAAACTAATAACTGAAGAACTTTATAATTATATAGTAAAGAACAACTTATATGAGTGCTGAATTTCAACTATTTGATGGTAAAAACCTATCATCATTGTTTAAAGATATATACGAAAATCAACTTAATAAAAAGAAAAACATTTCCGATTTGATTGAATCACTTCGTAAATTGATTAAAAATGTTGGCGAAGCAACTGTTATTGCCCCAATCATAAAAGACCTTATTGAGGTATCGGTTAAGAATGATGACCACTTAATTAAACTTGCAACAATTGCACAAAGATTAGCAGCAGCGGAAGCAAAGGGTATTGGAGAAGATGGTTGGTTAAGTGAAAGTGAAAAAGCTCAGTTACTTCAAGATATGGAAGAAGCAATAGATGCCGTTGAAGAAAAAGCAAAGGAAAAAATGGCAGATATTGAAATAGAAATTGAAGAAATTAAAACCAAAGTAAAGTAATGATAGAATCATTTTTAGCATCGGTATACAAAGTTTATACATCTATTACAGATGATAAGACCATTGATTCAAAAAATGAATTAGTTCCAAAATATAATGGAAACGAATCATTTACTGATAAAGATGTTAGATTTTTGGGTGCTATCGAATTTAGAACCGAAAAATATGTTTATAGTGATGATAATATTGCATTTCCTTTCGATAAAAATAATTTAACATTTCCAATTGAAGGAGAAACTATTACTATTATAAAAATAGATAACATTTATTATTGGTTACCATATTCAAATACACAATATCCAAACTTTAGAGAAGATGTAGGTATTTCAGAAATTGCAAGAGAAAAAACAATTAGAAATATAAATACGGCAGGTAATACATCTCAAGGAAATCAATCTAAGAATTTAAAATACAAAATAAACGAAAAAATTAAATTTTTAGAACCAAAAACAGGCGATACAATAATAAGTGGTAGAGTTGGTAATACAATAAGATTTTCGGAATTCCATTTAACAGAAGATGGTAAAACATCATCTCCTGGTATATTCATTCGTAATAAACAAAATCCAGAATTAGATAATGAACCAATAGGAACATTAATTTCGGAAGATATTAATAAAGATGGAACATCGGTATATTTTACATCTGGAAAAATTAAAGTTCCATTCAAAGAAACTATTAAAAAACAAAAAATAGCATTTACAAATTATCCAAATTCAACAAATTTAACAGGTGACCAATTGTTTGTAAATTCAGATAGAATTATATTATCTGCAAAAGCAAAAGAATTTATTATATTTGGTAAAGGAAATACGGGCATCATTACTGATGGTAGATTTAGTGTTGATTCAATTGGTGATTCTCATATTCATTCCGATAATAGTATAATTTTCCAAACCAAAAAAAATATTGTATTACAAACGGATGGTACAGGCAATATTTGGTTGGGTGAGGTTAAAAAAACAAATGGAAAAGCCGGACAGGATGTACAAAGAGCGGTTTTAGCGGGTGAGTTAATTGCATTAATGGAAGAAATGTTAGATGCAATAAACAAAATGGTATTTGCAACGGGTGTAGGACCAACAGGACCAGGACCACACAATGCAGCAATATTTACATCAATCAAAAAGAGATTAGGTAAAATACAATCTAGTAGAACATTTTTAAGTAAGTAATATGTGGGCAATTTTTAAGTTGAATGTTTTAACTGCAATGGTTACAGGTCAATTTAAAGCTGATGCGGATGAATTTGCTGAGTTTTATGCAAATGAATACGATAAAGCGATTAAAAGTGGTGGTGATTTGTTATACGGAGTAAATGTTATCAATGGTAATGTTAAAGGTATGGCAGATGCTATCAAAAATGCACTTAAAAAAGGAACAGAAAGTGGTGGTAGTAATTTCAATATTTTACAAGAGATATACCCATCCGCATTTGATGCATATTGGTTAGGAGCAGAAATGTCACCATTACCAAATCCATTAATAAAACCATTAGGTTGGGCATCTACACCGCCGGCACCTGGAACAATCCAAAACATAGGACCAGACCCTATTTCATTAGCTACATCTGCTGCTTTACATAAGGCAGAAGTAGAAGCATTAAAGGCATTAGAAGATGAATTAAAAAAACAAACAGTCACACTTCCTTCTATACCACCATTACCTGAAATTACTATTCCTGTTTACGAAACTGCTCAAAAAATAATTAATAAAGAGATAGTTGCACCAAATATAAAAAATCATCCAGTAGTAAAGGGTGCGGTAGAGATAATAAAAAAATTAAAGGAAGCTAAAAAGAAAAAACCAGCAATTGGTAAACAAATAAAAAAAGCATTGAAGTTTGAATTTCCAAAATTACCAGATAGAAAGAAAATAATAGAACAGACAAAAGAAAAATTATTAGAAAAAGCAATTGAAGAAATTAAAAAACAAATAATACCACCAATTGAAGATATTATTTTGCAACCAATTTATCAATACGTTCAAACGGCGGTTCAATTAATAAATTCTATTCCAAATCCAAAACCAACTCTTCCGCAAATTAAAAAATTTGTAAAAGATACTGCAAACGGATTAAAACCTGAAATAGATATACCGATTGAAATACCCAATTTACCAACAAAGGAACAATTAGAAGAACAAATCAAAGCAAAAACGCCAACAGAAGAAGAAACTAAAGCATTGGCAGAAGAAAAAATAAAAGGGTTGATACCAGACCCACCATTTATCAGTTTTACTCCACCAAGTTTTGTATTTAGTACGAAAACAAATATAATGTTAGACCCGTTTTTATCTTTGGCACAAATACATTTATTGGGTGTTAGTGGTAATATGATGGTTTTAGCACAATATCCACCACCAGCACCACCTGCACCCGCTATCCTAAACTATACAGGATATCAAGTTAAAACCGGACCACCGGTACCCGATTTTCCATCTACGGTTCAATTTCCTGAGATTGATTTGGGTAGTATAGAAATACCTAAGTTTCCAGAATTGCCGGAGTTACCAAACATAAGTTCTGCCGATTTATTATCATCTTTAGCATTATCATTACCAAATATAGAAATAAAAACACCAACTATATCGAATGTTGGATAATTATTAAAAACAAATATTTATTAAAAACAATTATTATGGATTCGAAATTATTAGTCGGATTAATCAAAGAAGTTGTAAAAAACGAAGTTAAACAACAAGTTAAAGAAGAATTAACTAAGTTGATTAAATCCGGAGCAGTTACATTAAACAAAGAAAAAAAGGGGATATCTTTAATGGAGATGACAGAAACTAAGAAAAGACTTGTAAAAAACACACAAGCAGAAATCAATAGACCTGTAAAAAATTTTACTAACAATCAAATGTTAAATGAAGTTTTAAATAATACAAAACCATTTACGGCAGCACAAAGAGCAGAGGGTGGTATGATGAATGAAAGTTCTGTGTTAGATATGATGAAGCCCGAAAAATATGAGGAAGATGGTTGGGAAACTATGGATTACAGAGAACAATCTACTCCACAACAATTACCCTCAACTGGTAATGCTGGATTGGATGCAATTCAAAAGGCATTAAATAGAGATTACACAGAATTAACGAAAGTATTTACAAAACAAGAAAATCAAAAAAGATTAAGATAATATGGCGATTGAATTAGGTAAAGTTAATGTAACCGATTTATCGGAAAATAATTATAAAGCTTTAGGTATTGGAATAAATAGAAAATCCAATTCTAATGGTATTTTTGCTGTTAATTACACAACATTATCACAGGCAGAAGATAATTTAACCAATCTCATTATGACTAGAAAGGGGGAACGAGTTGAGGTTCCTGAATTTGGATGTGGTATTTGGGAATTGTTATTTGATCAAATTGATGATAATAGTTTAAGTCTAAAAATTGAAAATAGTATATTAGAAGCTGTGAGTATTTACCTTCCATATATAAAAATTCAAGAAATTATATTTGATTATGATGATAATGATATTGATAACAATAGAATTTCATTAGATATAAAATTTGCATTAGCATCAAATTCATCATTATCATCGGAAATAAAAATAGATATAAAGAATTAATAATAAGGTATGGCAATTAAATCTATAAATAAAAATTTTGGGAATTCTAAAAATGTAAATTACTTAGGTAAAGATTTTGATACATTAAAGAAAAATCTTATTGATTTTACCAAAACATATTTTCCAAATCAATACGCTGATTTCGGTGATGCATCCCCCGGAACAATTTTTATAGAACAGGCGGCCGCAATAGGTGATATGCTTGCTTTTTACCAAGATGTTCAGTTAAAAGAATCAATGTTAGCCAATGCAACGGAAAGAAAAAATGTAATTGCATTGGCACAATCTATGGGATATAAACCAAAGGTAACGAGTCCTGCAATTACAACTTTAACAATTACACAAGAAGTTTCAGCAAGTTCTACATTACCATATGGACCCGATGAAAGATATTATTTAAGAATAAAAGATAATATGGAAGTAATCGCAACATCTAATTCTGATATTGTTTTTAGAACAATTGATGTTGTTGATTTTGCAAATTCATCAAGTAGAGAAATCGAAGTTGCTACAAGAAACTCATTTGGTATTCCTCAAAAATATTTAATAACTAAGCAGGTACAAGCTATATCTGCAACCGAAGTAACCGTTACAAGAAACTTTACAGATAATGTAGATTACCCAACCACAACTTTGAATGATACAAACATTATACAAATACTTTCAGTAACGAATAGTGATAATGAGAAATTTTATGAAGTTCCTTATTTAGCACAAGAAACAATATTTGTAGAACAAGTTAACAATTCAATAAACAATAACGAAGCAAGTATTTCATCGGATGTACCTTATATATTAGAAGTTCAAAAAGTACCAAGAAGATTTTCAGTAAAAGTTAATTCAAATAATTCTATTGATTTACAATTTGGTAATGGTAGTGTTAATCAAAATGATGAAACGATTTTACCAAATACAAAAAATGTTGGATTAGGATTAGCAAGTTCTATACAAAGATTAAATCAAGGAATTGACCCATCTAACTTTTTAAAAACAAATACATTAGGTATTGCACCAATTAATACGGAATTGACTATAAAGTATTTAGTAGGTGGTGGTATTGAATCAAATATTAATCAAGATGATTTAACAACAATAAAAAGAATTGAATTCGAAGAAGATATCAATTCAATTCCAGATGAAATATTAACTGCATACAACGATTATAAAAGAACAATAACTGTTCGTAATTTAGAAGCAGCTGTTGGTGGTAGGGGTGCTGAATCAATTGAAGAAATTAGACAAAATGCATTGGCAATGTTTGGTTCTCAAAATAGAGCAGTTACTAGACAGGATTATCAAGTAAGAGCATTATCTATGCCAGAAAGATATGGTAATGTTGCCAAAGTTTATGTAAGTCCGGATGGTGAAATTGATAATAATTCGCCGGCATCTATATTAGCATCTCCTCAAAACATTGCAGAGTTTACAAATTTGGTAGATAGTTTGAAAGAAAGTTCAAAGCAAGATATACAAAAAGAACTAATTAAATATCTCACACAAAAGAAAACATCAATTTCAGAAGTTAATAATCCATTTGCAATTAATATGTACATTTTGGGTTATGATGTAAATAAAAATTTAAAACAACTAAATAAAACAGTTAAAGAAAACTTAAAAACATATTTAGGTCAATATAGAATGTTGACAGATGGTGTTAATATAATAGATGGTTTTGTTATTAATATAAGTGTTGATTTTGAAATAATAGTTTTTTCAAACTATAACAAAAGAGAAGTTATTGCAAATTGTTTAATAGAATTACAAAATTATTTTAATATAGATAATTGGACATTTAATAAACCAATAAACATTTCGGAAATAGAATTAACTCTTGCAAATGTAGAGGGTGTAATGAGTGTTCCATCTGTAAAGATTTCAAATTTATGTGGTGGTGGTGGTAATTATTCACCAAACAGATATAATATTCAAGCTGCAACTAAAGGAAAGATTATCTATTCTTCTTTAGACCCATCAATATTCGAAGTTAAATATCCAAATAAAGACATTAAAGGGAGGGCATTATAATGCATATATTTTATACATCATCATATGACGCAAGTGTATATCTACAACAACCTGAACAAAACGCAGGTAGAGATGAGATATTAGAAGTAGGTAAACTTTACTATGGTTCTGTTAAGGATATAGCTAGAACTTTTATTGAGTTCAATGTTTCTAATATCGAAACCGGAAGTGGGTGGAAAGCATACTTAAATCTTAAATCTGCTAACTCAGAAGAAATTCCATTACAATATACAATTTATGCGAACGCAGTTTCTCAAAGTTGGACAATGGGAACTGGTACTAAATTTGATAATGTAAATTCAGATGGTATTAGTTGGAAATACAGAGATGGTGTTAATAGTTGGCAAGATAATGTAATTGCAGGAACTGCGGTATTTGCTTCAGGAACAACAGGTTCTGCAAATGCGGAGGGTGGTACTTGGTATACAGGTAGTGAAGCATCTCAATCATTTGATAACGAATCGGATGATGTTAGGATGGATGTGACTGGCATCATGAATTTATGGTTAAGTGGTTCATTACCTAATAATGGATTTATTGTTCATCATAGCTTAAATTCCGAGTCCGATTCATTGGATTATGGTTTATTAAAATTCTTTTCAAAAGAAACAAATACAATATATCAACCTAAATTAGAAATAGTTTGGGATGATAGTTCTTTTTCAACAGGAAGTTTAGCACCGGTAACGGGTTCTGCTGATGACGATTATAAAATAGTAATAACAAATCTTAAAAACGAATATACTGCGGATACAAAGGTAAAAATAAG